CCATCACGGCTTGCGAAACGTCGAGGGCCTCGCGAATGGTCTTGATCGTGTCCATGACCCAATGCGTAAATGCGCATACGCATAATGTCAACACCCCGCATATCCTTAAGCGCGTTAGGCGATGATGCGTCGGCGGGTTATGCGGGCGGCATGAACAATTCGCTCGCAGAAAAGATCAAAGCGATCCGCCTCGCGCACGGGATGACGCAAGGCGAGTTCGCCGCCCTGTTCCAATCCACACAAAGCACCGTCTCGCGCTGGGAGAAGGGTGCGGACCCAGAACACCGGCATCTCCTGCAGCTTGCCGAGATGGCAGGCGTCACGGTCGAGGCCCTGCTAGGTGTCGCCAATATGGACGTATATTCGCTTAGGGATATTCCGGTCCTAGGGTACGTTGGCACCGGGGCAGAAGTCCTGCCGTTTGAGACTTTTGCAGGAGCCGCGGTGACATTTACGGATCGTCCAGATGGGATCACCGGCAAAGCTGCTGCCGTAGAAGTACGTGGTGACAGCTTGTTTCCGACCGCCGAAAATGGCTGGAAACTGATTTACGCCGATGGCCAACAGGCCGATGAAAGCGACATGCTCAACCGCCTTTGCGTGGTTAAGCTCGTCGGCGGGAAGACGTTGATCAAGCGTGTCATGCGCGGATCGAAGCCCGGCCACTACCACCTGGTATCGACAAACGCGCCTGTGATCGAAGACGCCCAGATCGAATGGGCCTCGCGCGTGAAGGCCATCATCCCCAACTGATTCGGCGCGCAAAAGCCGCCTACAGCCCAGAAACGCGATAGAAATAAGTTATGCGCCTCCGCATTTTTGTGCTTGACGATATGCGTATGCGCATTTAAGCAGGTGTCATCAGCCGCACAGAGCGGCAGGAGGCACCCCGATGCAAACCACCAGCCCCTTCAGCAAGACGTTCACCACCGAGATGGACTTCTGCCACCCGCGCACCGAGCGCACGATCAGCGATGTGACCGTCCGCTACACGTTCGACGGGAACGAGTTCAACACCACGACCGACTTCGACGCGGACTGGATGAACGAGGACGCCTACAACGCCATCGCGGTCGATCAGTGCATGGCGACCCCTGACCTGTTCCTTGATTGGGCCGACGCACTGGACCCGATCTACGCGCCGGAAGCTGTGCGCCGGTTGCTGGCTTGGTCGTCGGCTTACGATGGCTGGGAATTGGTGGCGGACGCGGTGCAGCTTCTGCGTGATGGCAGTGCAGACGTGCAGGTGGCAGCATGAGCAGCGCAACCCGCACCCTCGCCGCTTGCCTCAAGGCAGCCGATTACGAGCTTCGCCATCGCAACGTGATTGAAGCCCGCCGCCACCTCGCCGCCATGTCGCCGGAACGCCGCACGATGCTTGAGGCGGAATGGGATGTGCCGGTGTCCGATGGGCGGCGTACTGGACCGGAGGCGTTCTAATGCAAACCCTCCGCATCCTCTGGGCCACCCGCTGGACCGGCCTCGCGATCTTCGCAGCAGCCGCGCTGCTTCCGTTTCTCGCATGTTTGGGAGAATGACTGTGCACGACCGCTACGCCGCGAAGGCCACGCGCCTGATGCCCGCGCTTTATGGCGGCTTTATCCGCGTCCCTGCCTACACGATGGCCGAACGTCGCAAGCGCGCCGGGCTGGCTGATTGGCTCAAGGCTCGTCGTGGGGTGGGGCGGTGAGCGCGCCGGTTTATCACCCCGCCGTGGTGCAGGGCTCAGACGAATGGCTCCAGATGCGTTGCGGTCTGATCACCGCCAGCGAGATGAAGCTCATTCTCACGCCCACGCTCAAGGCCGCGAACAACGACAAGACGCGCGCCCATGCCTTTGAACTGGCTTTCCAGCGCCTCACGCAGCACGTTGAACCGCAGTACGTGTCGGACGCCATGTTGCGCGGCCAAGAGGACGAGATTTACGCCCGCGCCGCTTATGCCGAGCATTACGCCCCGGTGCAGGAATGCGGCTTCATCACGCGCGACTTTGGCGGCTTCACCATCGGTTACAGCCCCGATGGCTTGGTCGGCGTCGATGGCCTGATCGAATGCAAGTCCCGCGCCGGCAAGTACCAGGTGCAGACCATCGCGGCCAATGAAGTGCCCGAAGAATACGTGTTGCAGCTTCAAACCGGGCTGCTGGTGACGGGCCGCAAGTGGATTGACTTCATATCGTACTGCGGCGGGTTGCCGGTGTTTGTGAAGCGTGTCGAGCCGGATGACGACATTCAGGACGCGATCTTTAGCGCTGCGCTCGCCTTCAACGACCGCGTGGCCGAAGTCATGCAGCAGTACCAGCACACATTGCGGAACATGCGCCCCGTGATTGCGACCGAGCGGCGCGAAATTGAGGAGATTATCCTGTGAACGAGATTCTGGACATGAGCCGCTTTGTCGAGGCGAAGTCGGACCAGCTCAACACCGACGATCTGATCGGCAGCCCGCGCACGATCACCGTGACGCGCGTGACCGGCAATGATGGCGACCAGCCCATTTCGATCCACTACGAAGGCGACAACGGCAAGCCGTTCAAGCCCTGCAAGACCATCCGCCGCGTGTTGCTGGCCGTGTGGGGCCGCAACGCTGCTGACTACGTTGGCCGGTCGATGACGCTCTACCGCGATGACGGCGTGACGTTCGGCGGGTTGAACGTGGGCGGCATTCGCATCAGCCACATGAGCCACATCGACAAGAAAACGGTCGTGGTCGTGATGAAGACCAAGGGCAAGAAAGCCGGGATCGAAGTGTCCCCGCTGGCCATCGAAGCCCCTGCAGCCGCCGCGCCCGATTGGGCCAGGTTCGCGCGAACCACGCTCGACGCCATCGCCCGCGCGCCTGATCTGGAAAGGCTCGACGCCTTTATCGACAGCCGCCACGCCAAGCTGGCCACGCTCGCACAGGCCGCCCCCGATCTGTGGCAGGCCGTCGATGACGCCCTTCGCGTCCGCCGCGCCGAGTTTGCCGAACTCGAACAGGGCCGCACCGACGAGCAGCACGGGGACCAGTTCACCGACGATCTCCCGCCGAACTTCTGATTTTCCACCAAGGGAGCCGGGTGGCCCAATAAGCCGCCCGGTGATTACGATGACCACCGCCCACGAAGACCAGTTCACGCCTGCGCCGGTTGAGGTGACGCAAGAGCGCGCTGTCATGGACGCACTGTGGCCCCTGCTTGGCGGCAACCACACCGAAGCCGATCTGTGGGGCCAAATTGGCGAGGCCGTCGCAACTGCGCTCGCCCGCCACCGCACCGCCAGCGCGCCCGCTGGTGAGGTCGAGCCGGTGGCAATGCAGCGGACGATTGATCGCCTGCATCGCGAATTGTCAGACCTGCGCACCAAGTACGTTGACGCACTAGCGGCCCACCCTCCCGCGCCCACCGATCTGGTGGAGCTTGTGACCATCCTGCACCAGTACCGCAGCGACATGCTTCGACCGCCCGCCTCAGACAGCCGGGAGAGGCGCGTTGCCATGATTGACGCTGCCCTCGCCAAGCATGGGGGTGCGTGATGAGTTTTTACAGAGAGACGCAGGTAAAATCTGTTCGCAAGGCCCGCCAATGTTTGGGCTGCCAGCGCCGGATTGAGGTAGGCCAGCCTGCCCTCAATTGCTCTGGCAATTGGGATGGCGATTTTTGGGCAGGTACATACCACACCGATTGCCGGGATGCTGAGGTAGCCCACAACAAGGAATGCGGTAGTTTTGGAAACGAATGGCAGGCTCTACATGAAATTGAGTGGGATGCTTGGCCTTGGCTGATTGAGGCATTCCCGACCGTTGCCGCGCGCATGAACGCCACCACGGAACGCTACAACAAAATTCAGGAAGAGCAGCGCCGATGCCGTGAAGCATTTGCCGCGCGCATGAACGCCACCACGGAACGCTACAACAAAATTCAGGAAGAGCAGCGCCGATGCCGTGAAGCATTTGCCGCCGCCCGAAAGGAACCCCACCCATGACCCTCCCCCAGCGGATCGAGGCGGCAGAAGGGGCGAAGCATTTCGCCGTATCCGCTCACACGGCAACCGGGCTTGCTTGTCGGCATTGCGGCCAAACTCTTGGTGCGGTCAGCGTCAACGACCAATGTCCCGCCCTCCGCGCGAAGGGGAGCAGTGATGGGGAGTGAGGAACTGGCCGCGTTGGCGCGGGGGCTGACGGAGGCGCAGCGGCAGGCGTTGCAAGCGCTGCCAGCCTACTGCCACGAACGGCACAACATTCCGCATTTCCCGGCATTGCGGCGCATAGGCTTAGCGCAACCAGACTGGTCTACATCGCCCAAAAGCAGGCCGTGGAGCCTCACCCCGCTCGGCCTAGCCCTCAAAGCCCACATCGAAAGGACCACCCATGACTAACGATCTGGCCGCGATCTTGGAGAATGCAGCATGACCGCGCCGTTTGATTGGGCTGGGCTGTTCAAGCACGCGTTTTCCGTCATGCGCCGGGAAACACCCGGCAATCGCATTGCGCCCGCTGCCGAACTTCTCCGCACCCGCATCGAGGCCGCGTTTGTGCCGGTGGAGCGGTGCAACCATTTTGCGACACTGGCAGAGGCTCGTTACCACGCTGGCCGTGAAGCCACCGCCCGCGCCGAAGCAGCCGAGGCGCGGAACAAGGTGCTGGCTGATACACTAGGCTCTGTTCCCATCCCTGACCGGCAAGAACCGGCGCGCGACTTTTACGAACGCATGAACGTTTGGCTGCAAGGGCCATATGCGGCGGCTTCCAAAGCCCTCGGAGGTGAACATGAACGATGAACTGGTGGAGCGGCTGCGGCAGCTAGAGTTGCGGATTACCGCAGGCGCAAACGAAGCGTGTGGCCAAGCCGCCGACCGCATCGAAGCCCTCACCGCCCAGCTTGCCGAAGCGCGGGAGAGCGAACGGGCGGCAATGACCGAACTGAACGCCTGCAAGGACGCACTGGCGCAAGTGCCCGAGTTCATCTGCCGGAAGTGCGGGCGCAGGCAGGATGGCCCCACCGATAACGAAGCGAGGTTCTGACATGACCGAAACCGAAGCCGTGGCGCGGGCGTTTGCTCCCATGCTCGAAGGTGGCCGCGAGTTTGACCAGATGCCGCCAGACCGCCGCACGCTCAAGATATGGAACCGTGCTGGCATGTGCAGTTGCAACGATGCTACGCAGGACGATGCACGTGAGGCCGCAGAACTCGCCATCACCGCGCTCGACAAGCACCGCATCGAACGGGCGCGGGAGGTGGAGCAAAACCTGATTGCCAGCACTGCGCAGCGGACATTTGGCGGGGACCACTGCTTTGCCAGCGTTGCCCTCATGCAAGAAGCCGCCGCCACCATCGCCTCCCTGCGTGCCGAGATCGAGCGGCTGACCGAACGCGAGGCACCCTACGCCACCAAGGCCGATAGCGATGGGGATGATGGGGCGTGAGCGAACTAGGTGAAATGTACGAACTCGCACTGGCGATGAACGGCGGCAACCCACAAGGTGCACTCGCTATGATCCGAACCGGCGCGTTTCAGAAAGCTTGGGCCGAACGATCACGCGAAAAAGCCAGCGCAGCGTTTGCTGAATATCTTGGCAAGCTGCTCGCAGAACACGGTGAAGCCCCATGACCGCCCCCGCGCTTATCCGCAAGGCAGACGTTGCAAGGATGGTGGCAGGCGTCAAAGCCGCTGGCGAAACCATTCGCAAGATCGAGATAGACCCGACCGGCAAGATCGCGATTATCACCGGCCCGCACGAATCGCGGATCGGAGAGAACGAATGGGCAGACCTCGAACCAACCGCGTCCTTCCCGCCTATGCCTCTGCCTTCACAGACCGGCACGGGCGCGAGCGTGTCCGGTTCAGGCGGCAAGGGTGGCAGACGGTCTATGTCCACGACACGCCGGGATCGCCCGAGTTCACGCAAGCCTATCTGACATGGCAACGCGATGGCCGATTGCAGACGCAGCGCGCCACGCCGTACAGCTTCGATGACCTGATAAGCCGGTTCTACGCCTCGAACGATTGGCAGCGGCTCAAGCCCACCACGCAAGAGACGTACAGAGGCATTCTGGAGCGCTTCCGGTCCGCATATGGCGATAGGTCCGTCGCCACGATGGAGGCGCGCCACGTAGCCGCCCTAGTCGCCAGAATGGGCGATACACCGACCGCCGCGAACAACCTGCGCAAACGCCTGTTGCAGCTATTCCGCTTTGCCATCGTTCTGGGATGGAGACGCGACAACCCGGCCAGCGCGGTCAAGGGGCTCAAGGTTCGCGCGGGCGGGTTCCAGACTTGGCAGGAGGAACAGATCGCGCAGTTCGAAGCGCACCACCCGCTTGGCACAATGCCGCGCCTTGCGTTCGATCTAGCGCTCTACACAGCGCAGCGCCGATCTGACTTGCGCTTGATGGGCCCCGGCGATGTCGAGGATGGGCGCATAAGGGTAAAGCAGCGCAAGACCGGCAAGGCCATGCTGATCCCGATGCACCCGGCGCTAGTGCAGAGCATCGCCGCCACACCACCCGGCGAACCGTTCATCCGAACCGCTTTAGGCAAGCCCTTCACCGAGGACGGCTTTGGCATGTGGTTCATGCGCCAGGTACGCGCGGCGGGGCTGACAGGGTTCCCGCTTCATGGCCTTCGCAAAGCAGCAGCGCGGCGCATGGCAGAGGCAGGACTGACGAATCAGCAGATCAAGTCGATCACCGGCCACACCACAGACAGCGAGGTTTCGCGGTACACGCGCGAGGCAGAACAGGTGCTGATTGCGGATCGGGCAATGGGGATTTTGGCGGGCGACAAGCAGTGAGTTCGTCGACCTTGGAATTCCATTGAAAAACAAAGGTATTTTACTCAATCCACGCGCAAAATGCGGCTTTTCGTCGACCTCGGAATTCCTGCGTTTTTGGCTACCCGATTTGCAATCCAGCGGGCTAACCTTGTGCAAGATGTTGTTGAATAAAGGCGAATTTTCCAAGGTGGTGGGCCCGGCAGGATTGACGCTATCTAGCTAGATCAATGCGTTGGTTTGGCTAACAGGCCATTTTCCGCAACGCAGAATCGCGGCATCCCGGTTGGGTTTGGCTAACCTTTTTTGCTCACCAAACCCGCCCCGCACGATCATCAAACCCGCTTGCTGTCATTCGGTGATCGTCAAAGCCCACGCCCGGCACGCCAATCCGTAGGTCTGCCATTCTGCGGCACGCTGCACGTCGGCGCTGTCAACCAGGACAAGCTCTTGGGGCACTGGTGCAGGAACTCCGGCACCGTGATCTTCGGCGGGGGCAACGGCGCCGCTGGCAGGACACGAAGCTGCTTTGGTCCGCATCCGGGCAAGGTAAGCGTCAGTGCGGCTGCGAGCATCAGCAAGGCCCGCGTTGTGGTTGCGGTCGGCTTCATCGGCTTGTCTCCTATAGCGGGCTTCCGTGGCCTCCAGAGCGCGCTGGGCGATAAGGGCGGCTTCGGTCTGCGCTTGCCCGTATGCGGCACGGTCTGCCTTCCGCAGCGCCTTTTCGGCGTGGTAGGCGTGGCGGTAGTGGTTGGCGGCGAGAGCAAGGCCAAGGAACGCCAGCGCGCCCGCAATCCCAAGGCCCCACTTCCAGCGGGTCAGTAGCAGGCCGATCACGCGGCCACCTGCTGCGAAGGCGGGCGCATGATGGCCAGCAAGCCGCCGATCACAAGGTTGGCCAGCTTCTCGATGGTGTCGGCCAGCCCCGGCAATGCCCAGACCGTTGCCAGCGTCATGGCATAGATCACGATAATGGCCGCAATGATGGTGTGCAGGTTCGAGAGTTTCATGTCAGCCCCCAGACAATCAGGATGAACAGCGGGACGAGCGCCCACATGGCTAGCTCTTGCGCGGCGCGGGTGCGTTGGTTGGGGGTCATGCCCAGCCCCCAGCAACAAGCGCTTCCTGAAACTCCATCGCATAGCTGGCAATCGACGCCGCCTTGTCCGTCCCGTTGATGATCCGGCGCGCTGCGGTGAATTGTGCAGGCGTACCCAGACGCGCTGGCAGGTGACGCGCCAAGGTGTGCTTGGGCACGAACCAGCCTTCGACCATCCCACGGCGCATGATAAACGCGGACATATCGAGGCGCATGGCCAGATCGGCGTTGGTCATCAGTTCACCCGGCTTGATGAGCCCCGCTTCCGCAGCCTCCGCATCGGCCTTGCGATAGTTGAAGTCCCACGTAAGCTGGACGTAACCGCGCCCATACCACGGCCAATAGCGCAGATTGCGCCGCCGCCATGCCTCCGAGAGCCAGTAGGCTTCCCGCACCGGCTGCATGGTCCGCGCCGTCTCATGATAGGCCGTCGCCAGCGCATAGGCGCAATGGGCGACCGGAGTGCCCTGCATGGCGGTCAGGATGGCCTCGCAGCCGTCCACTTCGTTCTGTTCAAGCTTGGGGCCAAGAATGCCGTTGCGCACGCTTGCATAGAAGGCGGCTTTGTCCATCACATCACCTCAAGTTCACATTCAGGAGCCTTCGGATCGCCGCGCTGCAAGGCGTCCAGATACCGCGTTGCGCAGGCCTGGTACTTGGCGCTCGCGTCCATGCGGTGTTCTATCTTGTCGAGCCGCTTGGTAAGGTCAGCTAAGGTTGCCGCCGTCTGCGTCGTCCCGATCACGTAGGCAAGCAACGCCATGATCCCGGCGCTCAGGATTGCCCAAAGGTTCTTTTCCAGAAACTGCGCTACCGTCATCGAGTATCTGCCCGATGAGCCACCGCACGCCGAGCAAGCCCAAACCGGCGAGAGCAATATCCCCAAGCGTCATAAGACCCCCAAGCGGCAAGAATGCCGAATTGCGCCCAGCCAAGAGTGACCATAACGCGGTAATACAGCATACCATGATCTGCTTGCGGTGAAACTATGTAACCCGCATCAATTAGCGCCATCATGGAGAAGATTAGGCCAATTGCCTTTTGGGGTACTCCAGCAGGCCGCGCGATTACTAGACCGCCGCAGAACAGATCGATTGCAAGGTAAGCCTCTGGCGACAAGGGGAAACACCAAGCGAGGAGCGACGAAAGGAAAACCGCCAGCCATGCGCGCGGCTTCTGGAAATGAAGCAACGAGCGCCAAGTGCGATAGGCGCGCGTTTCCATCATCAGCGGCAGCAGCATGAGCATGGCGGCTTTCCAGTACGTCACTTGACCGGCTTCGTCGGCTTGGTCGGCTTGGTGGGCGTCGGCTTCTGAAGCGGCTTCGGCTTCGGCGGGTCTGCTGGCATTGGTACGTCCTCCTGTGGTTGAACTTATGAGACGCGAATGGAATTGACCTGTGCAGTCAGCGGATTGACCGCGCCGGTTTCCTGCATGACCGTCACGACAGACAGCAGCAGCCTATCGCCCGGAACCAGCCCGGTGCCCGTCACGGTGAAAGCGTAGTCTGCCGCTGTGCCGGTGATGGCCTGCGCCGTGGTGGTCACAAGGTCCGCGCCTTGGGTGCCATCGTCGGCAATCCGATATGCCGCGAAGTCAACGGTATTGGTTCCCGCCGTGCCCGTGCCCGTGCGGTTCGCGCTGGCGGTCAGGGTGACATCGCGCCCCGGAATGTAGGACGATGGCAACGTGACCTCATAGGTTGCCGTGTTCGTGCGGGTCAGCCCCGTTGCAGATGCCCCAAGCAGCCGCAGCGACGTTCCCGGAGTGCTGGAAATGGCGAAGTTGGTTGCCGAGCCGGTCGCATCAAGCGCGGTGCCGTTGGTGTTGCGCCCGTCCATGAGGTTGAGGCGATTGACCGGCGTGATGCCTGAGAACACTTCGGTAATCGTGATGTTCTGAAACTCGAACCCGGTCACGTTGGAGCCGCCGTTGATCGAGAACGAATGCACCGGCAGGAACGCTTGAAAAATGAACGAGCCGTTGCTTCCAATCGCATTGGCCGTAACAGTCGTCGCGGTGATCGTCGCGGTTGCCGTCGCATTTGCGGACATGACAGCGGTGCCCGAACCGACTGCGATGATCGTCGTCCCGCTCGGAATGCCCGTGCCGCTGATAGGCTGGCCGACCGCGAGATTGACCGACACGCCCGTCAGGTTGGGTGTGCCGTTGGCCGTGGTGACGGAATACTGCCCGCCAATCCCGCCCGGCCCCCGAGCGCTAAGGTTGCAGCCCGCCGCGCCAGTGACCGTACGAGTGCCCCACGACACGCGATAGACACGCCCTGGCACTGTGTTGAAGTTGCCGAATGCGCGCGTCAGGTTCGCCGTGCCGCTCGTCACTGTCATCGTGTTGCTGGCCGCACCAGACAACGCCAGCGTTCCGGTGAAGCCCGAGGGAATGCCGGTCTGCCGGAAGTTGTAGAAGTCCGGAACGAACGCGCCGGTCATCCATGATTCGTCAAGCTCACCCGGCATGGTGCCGATTACGATGATCTCGCGGTCAACGTAGAACGTCTTGCCGTTGTCAGCCCCCGCCGCCTCGCCGCAAAGCAGGTTCGCGGTGATCGAGGTGTCGGTTTCCAAAACCTGATGATAGGCCATCACCCAGCGCCAGCCATCGCGGCCAACCGATGAAGGCTGCGAGGTAAAGCTGCGGCTGATTGTGCCGGTCGTGAGAAGCTGCGCCCGCCCGGCTGTGGTGGTCATGGAAGCCGGAACCCAGATGCGCGCCAAATAGGTCAGCCAGCGCCCTTTGGCCACGGGCAAAAGGTTCGACAGGTCCACCGCCTTGACCGGGCTTGCGCCTGCGTTCGGGGTCAGCGCCAGACCGTACAACCCGCGCTCAACATAGGCTACGGACTTCGAAGCCACCACGTTGGTCAGCGTGTGGCCTTCTGGCGCGCTTCCGGTCCACGTTGTGAAAGCCGGGTTCGGCATGAGATTGACAGCGGGGCGGCTGAACGGG